AGGTAGGAATAATTCAAAGAATGGTTTTACATCATTTGGTGTTATAACTCTTTTGAAAACTTTAGTAATACCATTAACAACTAATTCTCTTTTGGTAATAGTATAATTTACCAAAATATTATTTGCGTTGAAGTTAGGTATTTTTAATCTGTTAGGAAATCCTTGAGCATTGTATGGTGATGTGAAATCAACGTCATATATGTTTTCAAATATAATACCCGCTCCTGATACTTGAGACCCTCTTGCCAAAGTTCCGAGGTATCTTTGGTCTTCAGCGTCACCAAAAGCAGGAACCGTAATCGAAAAATCAACTAAAGAAACTGACGGTCTCTGACCAGGTAATTTCAATCCATAAGTTCTAGCAATATTATAAATCGAAGACCTTTGTTGTGCATATTGTAATACAGTTTCTTGAATACTTCTGTCAATATGATAATGTAAGTTATCCGCTACCGCAGCATTCAAATCCAAAAATACTGAGAATACAGATGCGTCATTAAAATCCTGAATCAGTTCAGGATAATATGTTCTCACATAATTTAATAACTCAGTTCTTATTCCTTGATAATCTCTGGTTGTATATGAAATTTTACGATTTGCCATCTATATTAAATATTAATAATAACAAAATCACTCTGAGCAAAAGTCGATCTGTTGTTTGAGTAATCTATTCTAATTTTTGCAGTATATTCCGAAGTTCCTTTACCAGGTAATCTATAAATTGGAGACTCACTCGTTCCCACTATATTTTCACCTATCATAGTATCAACTTCCTCCATAGGGTCTGCAGGTGTAATTGTTATTTGATTCAATAACAGGTTTGGCATAAAATTTTGAACCGCATCCCTTATATCTGATTGTATCGCGTCAAAAGTTAAACCATCAAAAGGTTCAAATAAAAATTCGTATAATCTGGTTCCAAATTCAGGTAAATAATATCTACTTCCTTTTCTAGTTAAAAGTAAGTGAATTAAATCAGATTTTACCTGTTGAGATTCTAGTTGAGTGAGTTCTAAATAATCACCTCGTCTTGAATCTTTGAAAGGAAAGTTTATTCCATATGTAAATCCATTTGCCATAAAGATAAATATAAGACCCTTGTTTTTCCTTATAAATAGCCACAAATAAAAAATCCCGATATATATCGGGATTAATTATTTAATTAGGACGAACAACCGAAACATTCGATTTCAATTCCTTCAGGTTTTGGTGGTAAATTCATATTACTATAATCAATTTTAGGAACCTCCACATTTGGTTTTGGTTTCTGTGTCTTTGATAGGTCCAACGCTAAGTGTTTAGCCCCAGTTGAAATCGCCTTAGTCCTTACATAATAACATAATGTTTTCAAACCTTTTTCCCACGAGTGAAAGTGAGATGATGTAATTTTAGACAACGTAGGATTCGACATATATATGTTCATAGACTGAGACTGGTCGATGAATGGTGCTCTATCTGCCGCCATATTAATCAAGTCTCTCTGAGAAATCTCCCAAATTGTTTTGTATTTAGGAATTAAATGTTCAATTCTTTTAACCTTTTTATTATAGTTTTTATCTTCAGGGTCAAGATATTGATTGAAATTAATGTTCTGAATAGAACCTTCATTCAAAATAATTTCATTCTTCAAATCTTCAGACCAAATACCAATTTTTTCAAAGTCATTAATTAAGTACTTGTTCACAATCATAATTTCTCCTCCAACAACTCTTCGGTTGAAGAGTGCTGAATGTGCTGGTTCAGTCATTTCAAATGAACCTGTAATTTTTGCTGAAGATGCAACTGGCATCTGAGCAGTAAACAAAGAGTTACAAACACCAAACTCTTGAACGTCTTTCTTTAATGTTTCCCAATCTAAAAATAACTCAGAGTCATTAATTTCCCACATATCAAATTGGAAAATACCTTTTGACATCGGAGAACCTTTGAAGAATTCGTAAGGATGTCTAATTCCTTTCTTACACAAATCATTACTTTCAGTAATTGCTGCGAAGTAAATTGCCTCAAAAATATTTTTGTTCAAAGTCTTAGCCTCATCAGAAGTGAAAACATAATCCAAAAGACAGAACACATCTGCTAAACCTTGTACTCCAATACCAATCGCTCTTTGTTCTAAACCTCCTTTAAGACCTTTTTCAGTTGAATAATTATTCTTGTCGATAACATTGTTCAACGCTCGTACTGCTTTTCTAACTTCTTGAATTAATAATTTGTAGTCAAACTTTCCCTCAACAATAAAGTTTTTAAGAACGATTGATGATAAAGTACAAATCGCTGTTGTGTTCTCATCAGTATACTGATAGATTTCATTACACAAGTTAGATTGTTTAATCACACCAATGTTTTGATGGTTGGTTTTCTTGTTCGCACTATCTTTAGCACATAAGTAAGGAACCCCAGTTTCAACTTGAGATTCAATTACTTTACTCCAAATCTCTTGGGCTTTCACTTTACGACCAATACCAGCATTAACCGCTAACTGATAGTTTCTTTCGTATTCGTCACCAAAACATTCCTGTAAAGGTTTGATACCTGCTTTGATAATATCATTTGGACAGAACAAATACCAATCTTCATTGTTTTTTACCGCTCTCATGAAATTATCAGGAATCCAAAGTGCAGTAAATAAGTCTCTCGCTCTCAATTCTTCAGCACCTGTATTCTTTTTAATATCCAACAAGTCGAAAATATCTTTGTGCCACGGTTCCAAATAGATTGCCGCACTACCAGGTCTTCTACCTTGTTGATTAAAGAATCTTAAAGATTCATTAACAATCTTCAAGTACTTCAACAAACCTCCGGCAAATCCACCTGAAGACGTAATTCGACTTTCTTTACTTCTAATGTTAGACATCGATAATCCAATACCCGCAGCATCTGAAGAATATGTTGAAATATCATTCAAGGTTTTTAGTAATCCTTCTCTTGAATCTGAATTATTATAATGTAATACACAAGAAGCAAGTTGAGGAACTTTGGTTCCTGAGTTAATCATAATTGGAGTCGCCTTAGAAATTCTCTGACTTGATAATGAATGATAATACTCCACAGCCTCTTCGAATGAATTGGTCACCCACAATGCAACTCTCATGTACATATGTTGAGGTCTTTCGATTGTTCTTCCTTCAGGTGTTTTCAATAGATACATTTCTTGTAATGATCTCCATCCAAAATAATCAAAGTTGTAATCATTCTCATGATTGATAACCTCATCAATTTTAGAAGGTCCATACTTCTCAATCACCTCCATAAGTTCATCATGAACAACACCATCGGCATGAAGGGTATGCATTACATTTGAAAAACTTGGGTCAGTTTCTTTATGATAGGATGAGATAGCAACTGAAGATGCAAGTCTTGAATAATCATAATGACTTCCAGTATATGCCGCAGCAATCTCATAAACAAGTTTGTCTAACTCTTTTGTTGTTATATTACCTTCAGTTGGTACTGATGTTATCACCTTAATGAAAATCTCATCAGAGTTTACAGTCAATCCTTTTGCAGCTCGTTTAATTCTATTATAAATTTTTTGAGGATTGAATGCAACATCTTCCCCACCTCTTTTTTTAATTTTTAATGACATCATAGATATAAAAATATTAAATTAAAAATCAGAATCAAATGATAACTCTTCATTTAGTTTAGCTTTTTGGTATTCCATTGTTCTTGACTCAAAGAAGTTACCCTTTGTTTCAACTGCAATCTGTTCCATAAACTTGAATGGTTGTTCAACATTGAATTCTTTTTTACATCCAAACTTAACCAACAATCCATCAGTAACGAATTCCAAATATTGTTTCATAAGATTGGAGTTCATACCAATAAGTGAAACAGGTAATGATTCAGTAATGAATTCTTTTTCAATCTCCAATGCAGACAATAGAATTTCTTTGATTCTTTTTTCTGATGGTTTAGTTTCCAAGTGATTATTAACCAAGTGAATTGCAAAGTCACAGTGAAGATTCTCGTCTTTGAAAATCAAACTGTTTGCATTACACAAACCTTGCATAATACCTCTCGACTTCAACCAGAAAATTGAACAGAAAGACCCTGAAAAGAAGATACCTTCAACCGCAGCGAATGCCACAAGTCTCTCTTGGAAGGATGCGTTTTCAATCCAATCAAGAGCCCACTTAGCCTTCTTTTGAACTGCAGGTAGATTATCTAATGCTGTAAAACAAAGTTGTTTTTCTTTTTCGTTTGAGATATATGTATCGATGAGTAATGAATACATCAAGCTATGAATGTTTTCCATCATCAACTGAAATCCATAGAAAAATTTAGCCTCAGGATATTGTACTTCCTTTAAGAAATTTTCTGCAAGATTTTCATTAACAATACCATCAGAAGCTGCGAAGAATGATAAAATATTTTTAACGAAATATTGTTCATTTTCAGTAAGATTATTCCAATCTCTAATATCGTTAGTCAAATCTACCTCTTCAGCAGTCCAAAATGCCGCTTGATGTTGTTTGTAAAATTCCCAAATATCATTGTGCTCAATGGGGAATATAACGAATCTGTTGGGATTCTCTATTAAAATTTTTTCCATAATTAATTGTGTGTTTTATAATTGTTGTTGTTCCTTTTGTTTTCTCTTCTCCATCAATTCTTTGACTCTGTCTCTCTTCTTCTCTTCTTGTTGTTCCTCAAATCCTAAGAACGTTACTGAACTTTCAGTATCAATTTCAAGAAGTTCATTGTTGAATTTACAGTTCTCGAATACAACCCCATCCTTTCCAAGACGAGACTTTGTTATCGCGATTGTCGCCAAATTCATTTCTTTCTGTTGAAGTGTTTTTGCCACCGTGATGATGACGTGTCCAACTTGGGCCTTTTTGATTGACCCTCCCATTTGGTCGGTGGTAACCACCTCTGAAGAAATAGAACTTCTATTCCCTTGAGTTGCAGTCCAACCAACCAAGTTGAGTTCGTGACACATGGCCTCAAACCCTCTCATTACCGAACCTTCAGCTTTCCACTCGTCCTTTGATGATGACTCAGGTAATACACAATCGATATAATCTAACATAATCATATCAATTTTGTTTCCATCCGCAATCATTTTTCTAACCTGATTTTTAAGTTGGTTCATTGTCATAGTATCAGATGCCAACTTCTTCAATACAAGTTTGTTTTTCATTGTTTCTTGTATTTCAGTAATCTTAGACATTACATCTTCTCTATGTTTTGCCAACTCATCAGGTGGAATACCTGTCCATATTGTGAAGTGTTTCCTTTGGACAATTTTAGGATTGTCTTCGAAGAATACCTGAAGGACATTGTATCCCAAGTTG